CGCATCATCAAGAAGGCCAGGCAGCCTGACCTGAGCAAGGATGATCAGATGCGTATCGGGAAGGTCATCTCAACTGCCATTCGCGGCAAGAATGAGAAGCGCGCTCTCTTCTCGAAGGAGCGCGTGCAGCAGTGGGCCATTGATCACTTCGATATGGAGGGGTGCAAGTCCAAGAAGTGGAGCCAGGCGCGGTTTGCCAACGCGCTGTCCAACCTCTACGCGAAGGAACATCCGGAGTCTATCTTCAAGGCCGGCATCAAGCCGGAGAACATGCCTGAGGGCAAAGCTCCAAGGATGCTCATCGCCGATGGCGATGAGGGACAGCTGATGGCATTGGCAGTCGTGAAGTGCTTCGAGGACTTGCTGTTCCACCACTTCGAGTCGCGCAGCATCAAGCATTGCTCCAAGCATGATGCTTTGAAGCGCGTGGTGGGGAACCTCAGCAAGAAGGGCGCGCGCGCCATTGAAGGGGACGGATCAGCATGGGACACGACATGCAACGTCCTCATCCGCAAACTCATTGAGAATCCTGTCCTGAAGCACATCTGGAAGGAGCTTGCGGAATTTGGCGTCATTCCTGAGTCATGGATGGAGGAGCATCAGAGGGCATGTGAGCAGAAGACGCTCAAGCTCTTCTTCTCCAACAAGTTCGAGAAGATGGCGGTCACAATTGACGCCATCCGGCGTTCCGGCCATAGAGGCACGTCATGCCTCAATTGGTGGATAAATTTCACCATGTGGGTCACATCTGTCTTCCGCGATCCCCAGAGGTTCTTGGACCCGACGGTCCGGAAGGGCATTGATCTCACAGGCCACATGCGTTGGTGGAACGGGTGCTTCGAGGGGGACGATTCCCTCTGCACCATGGAACCGCCGATGCGACCGGACGATGCGCTGAGCAAGATCTTCATGAAGTTCTGGTCCGATGCCGGATTCAACATGAAAATCGTGTATTGCGACACACGCGCTACGTTCGTCGGATGGCACATCGGGTGTGATGATGGCGAACTGAATGACTTCAGGAGCCCTGAGTTGCCGCGCGCACTCGCCAACTCCGGCGTGAGCGTGTCAGCTTCGACCGTGCAGGCGGCGAAGAACGGCGACAAGCGGGTGATCAAGTGCTTGGCCGCGGCCTCTGCCCTAGCTAGGGCGAGTGATTTCAGCGGCATTCTTCCGTCCGTGTCCCGCAAGTATCTCGACTTTGCGGACGCATGTGATTCGACGAACTTCACGGACAGGGAGATGAGCTACAGGGCCTACGGAACGGATGGCTATGACGCGAACACCGTAAGGGCTAACATTGCAGACAAGAACGCTGAGGTGTCGTTCGAAGAGGAGCAGGAAACGCTGAACAAGCTTGGCTACAAGGCCACCCTCGACGAGCTGATGACGTTCACGGAGTACCTATGGGACCTCGAGCCGGCCACTTTGACCGCATACGAGGCATTTAAGGAGTCCCTCCCGACCACATGGAGGGTAGATGTCGCTTGAACCTGTAAAGCATACCCGGCCACAACGTGGCCGGCCGTGTTGCGGATCCGCAATGCACCCCAATTCACTCTTTCCTTAATTAGAAGGGGAACGCACGGGCAAGATAACGGCCCGGCGTGAGAAGTACATAACCCATGCGAAAACCGGTTTACCTGTCGCCGCCCGGGGTTGCACTCGCAGAAGGACCCGAGTGTTTGCCGTCCATTTCTTCCTGCAGGACGGCAGGTGTACGCCTTATTCTTTTGCCAACTTACCCTAAACTTTCATTGCGTAATAAATTGGGATCCGCATAAGTTGGTGGAAGCCTGGTGCTGGGGTACGGGACCCAGCTGAGGTGAAGGCCAGCAGGAGAGGGGGGTAGGGTCTCCCTTGAGTCTAGCCAACTCTTAACTCCTGTACTACGAGTCGGCCCGGTCCGGGGCTTTATTGTCAACAGTGGTCGCATGCTGGTAACGGCATGCGGTTGCAAGCCGACCTTGTGAGTGGTTGCGAACCCGAGGCGCAGCGGATCTGCGTCGGCATGATGTTTTCACTCACGAACTGTGGTGTGTCTGGAGGAGGTGACAAGGTGTGAGCCAAGCCGCAGGTAGCTTGCCCTCCAGACAGTATGCGGAGATTGCCCGTTGGGACGTGCGTGGGGACGGTGTCACCCTTA